TTGAACTGTAACCTTTTGTTTCTCAGTTGCTAATGCTTGTTTCTCACTCTCTAGTTTAGCAGGACCACGTTCATTCTTATCATCAGTGGTATTATCTGTTTCTTCTCCTGACTCATCAGTAGAGGTGTGTGCATGTCCATCATTGTTTTTTGGTGCTTCATCTACACCAGTTTCTTCATTAGTCTCGATTGTGCTACCTGTATTTGGCGATATACTACCATCTTCACTATGATCTGGATACTCATAGTCAGGTGATACTAATTGTGCAAATCCTTCTTCTTTACCACCTTCTACACCATAACCTCCGCCAGGATTTTCATCAGCAAGAGTTCCCATAACAACAGGAATTTGTGCAGATGTGCCATCCATAAAGAATCCAATAACCCAACTATTGATCGTTAATTGATGTATAGATCCCATGCCAGATCTCATGGAATATATCGGTGGCATCAATACCTGTGCCCATGGTAAATCCGTTGTAGGTAATTCTTTTCTATTTGGATTATGATATCCTACAATTCTAACTTTTACTTTATTAGTCCAGTCCCAGTCACTATAATCCCAACCACCTGATCCATTTTGTAATTTTGCATTCCAATGTCTTGCACCATCATTCTCTATCTGTCCAATCCACCAGTTGAACCCCTCTCTACCTATAAAATTAGCAATATTCTCGTTCATCATGCTTCTTCACCATCCGAGTCAGTAAATAACGTAAGTTTAGTAGTCATTTTATCTTCACTGTTTTTATATGTTCTCTCAACTTTACCAATAACCCATCTACCAGAGTTAGCAAAGTCTTGTTCTCTATCTCTACCACCTTTGTATACGTCTAGTTGCACAACCTCACCAATTTCTAGTGAATAATCTGATACTAATTCTACAGTGCATTTTTTATTGTAAAATAATTTTTCCCTCAACGATGATTGTGATAGTTGTTTTGTAAAATCTCGTGAATATACTCCTCTAGTAAACAATGCAGAGTCAGATATTTTAGACATGATCCTTGTATATGTGGTGCTCTTATCAAATCCTTGATAGAATTCTGGTGTCTTACGAGAGTTCATTAAGGGAACACTCTTGTAATATTTATTGATGTTAAAAGGATATTCTTGATATTTCATGTCTCTCAAATCCAGTGTCATGGTGTTACTTAGATAAGAACCCATGTTCAAACCCGCTAATAAATCACATGACGATTCTACAGTTACTTTTGATACAGATATGATGCCTTTGTCATCTTCTTCTTCTAATTCTTCCCCCTCATGTCCTGCAACAATTCTAGTAACAGGTTCTTTCTTTGCAAATGAATCATATGAGACAAAATGATATCCAGATCTTGTCTCATAGAAACAATATCCTGCAGTAGCATTATACCCACTACCTTTTGCGGGTATTGCTCTTGCTGCTAACCATCTAATAGCAGTAAATGGATTCCAATATGGTGATACAAATGAAAACTTATTTAACGTTGGTTCAAAATCTGTAAGTCTAGCTTTATCAATACCCATGAGATCTTGTAAGATCTCTTTTTTAACAATTCTATCTATTTTTGCACCACCACCTTGACCAAATCTGCGTGATATTTTATTAGCAGCGTTATTTAAAAAATCTGTTCTACATAATCTCAATACTGCTGATGACTTTCCACTTATATTTTTTCTATCTTGTATATCATAGATAACAAAATCTCCACCTAACTGCGTCCTTCCTTCACTATCATCAACAACTAAGAAAACGTTTTCCATACCAGTAAGTTTTGATAAAAAACCACTCTCTGTATCTGTAATCTGTACATCCATAAGAGTAGTAGCAGATCTTATGTCTTCAACATAATTAACATACAACACCTGATTAGTATTCACAGGAGGATAGTCAGCAATAAAGAATCCAACTATATTAAAATTTGACTTCTGATTAACTGACATTAGAATTGCGATGTGGTGTTGTATACATCAAGGTAGGGAGAATCAGAAATATCAGGTTGTGCAAATTCACTACCCTCTTGTGGAGAAGGAGCAGGAGGGGGAGTATCTTCTCCAGCTGTAACTCCCGCTGCAAGTGCAACTTGTTTTTCTGTTTTAGAATCTGCAGATTCTCTATTTTCTTGTATGGTCTTATCAGTCAGTTCTGTTAGATTGACTGTCTGTTCATCTTTTGGTGCAAATATATTTTTGATACCACCAAATGCTTTCATACCAAGTTTTAAACCAAGACCCATTGGTGTCATACTAAATGCTTTGCCAGCTATACCCTTCAACCCAGATCCCAAACCAGATGCTTTACCCGCTAATCCTTTTGCACCTTGGAATATCTTAGTACCTGCATTGAATGCCATACCCATTGGTGTTAGGTTAAATAATTTTCTAGCAAGAGATTTACGTTTCTTAATAGGTTGCATTGATCTCTCACCTGTTTTAGGATCACCAAGTCCTATACCATCAGCAGTTCCTGTAAATGGTGCACGTCTTCCATACTCAGGATCCCCTGCTTGACCAGGTGGTAGTGAAAGTTGACCACCGCCACCACCTTCTTCTGCTGTGTTGTTACTCTTAAATGCCTTTCCTATTAAGTTACCTAACATTACTTGCCATCTTGGTCTTTTCTCTCCACTCTCGTCACTGTCATTATCTTCTTCATCATTTGCAACCTCAGCACTAGCAGCACCTAAATTAAACGCAGCTGCTAACTTACTAATATTTCTATTCAATATTTTAGATGCTTCCTTACTTGGTGCAGGAATCTTCTCTAATAAGTCTGTCATTGCAACAGCAGCAGATTTAGCGGGCAGTGCCAATGCATCGCTAAACGCTTTCTTCATCTTTTCATCTACTTCAAACTCATCACTAAGATCTTTCTTCACCTTATCTACTGCATCTTCTTCACTCGCTCCTACGTTCTCTAGTGATTCTACTTTTGGTGAGTCTTCGGGTTTAGCATACTTTGCAGGTACAGGTTTACCCTGTGATTCAAAGAACTGTCTTACCCTTTCGTTCTTATCATATATTGTATTACCATCCTTATCCTTACTCTGTGCTGCAATTGGATCTGGAATTAATGGGTCTAGTGGTTGTGTTGTGGGTGCAGGAGGTTTTACTGTGCTTGCACCACTAACTGTTTCTCCTTCTGGTTTATCACCAATCGGTGATTTGGGTTTATCTTTTCCAAGAGATTTAGCAAGTTTTGTTTTATCTTTTATAAAATTGCGTATGCCTTTACCTACGTCTGTTAGTTTATTAGTTGCTTCTCCAAACTTATCACCTACAGCATCCTTCGCCTGACCAAGTTTCTCTCCAGCTGCAGCAGCAGCACCTGCAGCAGCCTTACCTGCCTTATCACCCAATAATTGTGCGTTCTTGCCTATAGAACTGCCTATATCCTTAGCTTTATCTCCTATCTTTGTAGCAATTTTCTTAGCACCATCTGCTACATCACCTAGTTCTACGCCAGGCTCAACTTCAGCTGACTCCAATGCATCAACTTTATCTTCTAACAATCCAACACGTTTTACCACACGACGTTGTGACTGCAGAGATCTCTGCATCATCTCATGTGATACACCCTTATCTTGTTTATCTGAATCGCCAGGTAATTTCATTTAAGTTCTTGCTACTCCTTTGCCCATAGGGTCGATAACTGTTCTTAAGTCAACCTTTTTAGTTGCTTTTGCCACCAATGCAGGATTCTGTGGTGATGGTACATAGACAACTTTAGGTTTGCCAGGTATAGGAATTACATCAGGTGGTGCTTGACCATCACCTAATCCTTGTGTTACTGGTTCACTATTTAACGTTTCTTTTGCAACACCTGTGCCAGGTGCAGTAATAGAAGATCCACCTCCACCACCTTGTGCAGGAGAGGTAGAACCTGATGATGGTTTTCCTACTGGATCATCAAGGTTAGGAATCCACTTATTTTTGCCAGGTTGTAACCATTTATCGTTAGGTTCGTTGTTATAGTAATCAAAGTGAACTGGATCTCCTTCACCTTGCCATTGGAAACCATACTTTTTACCATTGTCTCTCATCCACTGGTTTGCTTTTGAGTAGTAATCAATATCAATTGCCCAACCTTGACCATGTGGTGACTGTCCTACAGGTGCAGGATTTATGGCGTTCTCATCGCCCGCTTCAGCTGCGTCTATCAATGCTTGTTGTTGTTCTGGACTTCTATATGATGATGTCACACTCATAGGTAGGTTGA